GATGCAGATGCTAATTTTGAAACTCTTGTTGTCCAAGCAATTAATCCTGCTCCAGTCAACTCACTCGAATCTGCCAATGTCACAATCCAAATTCAAAATATCTCATAAGCCTAATATTTTTTACGGTGATTACATCGAACGCCTAGAAGATTGGCAAAGCATACGGAACTTGGTTAACGAACTGCAGGATCCTGTTGATGTGTTGATCAATATATTTCAAAATTGTCCTCGAACCAAAACCAACACCAATATCTACAAAAGAGACACCTGGCTTACTCCTTGGCAACTGATTGAAAAAAATGAATATGATCTTGTTGACATTTCTCTCTTAGTCAGTTATACTGTGTTATTAACTGATAATTTTAAAGATGAAAATGTTAAGATACATACAGTTTATAAAAAGGAATTTAAGTCAAACAACCAGAAGTTTAATTACATAATTGAAATGAAAAACACTCTAATAAACACACACACTATGGCTAAATTAAGCAAATCAGAGTTTGACAAAAACTACATTCTGCAATATACTACCCATATACAAGAACTGATAAATACAAAGAATTAATAAGAATAAGAATAGGAATATAATGGAATTGAATACGTCTAAGGAACAAATTATTAACACATCTGCAATTAAAATTAAGAAAAGAGACGGAAGGTCAGAACCTTTAGACATTGACAAAATTCATTTTGTTGTGGAAGAAGCCTGCGAAGGACTAGCAGGAGTAAGTTCGTCACAGATAGAGATTAACGCCAACATACAATTCTATGATGGTATGACCACAAAAGAAGTTCAACAAATATTAGTGCGTTCAGCAAACGATCTCATATCATTAGAATCACCCAACTATCAATATGCCGCGGCAAGATTACTTTCATATGATGTGCGTAAAGAAGCACACGGTCAATATGAATATATGCCTTTGTTAAAATTAATTTTAAGAAATATTAAAGCAGGTGTGTACGATAAAGGCATTGTGGAAAAATATAATAAATCAGAGATCAAAAAGATGAACACATGGATCAAGAGAGAAAGAGATCTTGATTTTACATATGCAGGTTTAAGACAAGTAGTAGACAAATATCTTGTACAAGATAGATCATCAGGAGATTTATTCGAAACTCCACAAGACATGTACATGATGATTGCGGCAACACTGTTTGCAGAATATCCAGCAAAAAATAGAATGTCGTATGTTAAAAAATACTATGATGCTGTATCAACATTTAAGATTAATATTCCAACACCAGTAATGGCAGGAGTGAGAACTCCTATCAGACAGTTTGCTTCATGTGTACTGATAGACAGTGCCGATACATTGTCTTCAATTTTTTCAAGCGACATGGCAATAGGATTGTACGTTGCCAGAAGAGCAGGCATAGGAATTAATGCAGGACGTATCAGAGGCATCAATGCAAAAATAAGAGGTGGAGAGGTTCAACACACAGGAGTGATTCCGTTCCTTAAAAAGTTCGAATCAACTGTGAGATGTTGCACCCAGAATGGAGTACGTGGTGGATCAGCAACTGTACATTTTCCAATATGGCATCAAGAGATTGAAGACATTCTTGTGCTTAAAAATAACAAAGGCACAGAAGACAACAGAGTGCGTAAGTTAGATTATTCAATACAGATTACGAGACTGTTCTATGAGAGATTTATGAACGATGAAGACATCACATTATTCTCACCACACGATGCACCAGGATTATATGATGCATTTGGTACCGACAAGTTTGATGCACTGTATAAAAAATATGAAAAAGATTCATCAGTTAATAAAAAGACAATACCAGCACAAGATTTATTTTCTGATTTATTAAAAGAAAGAGCAGAAACAGGACGTATCTACATCATGAATTTGGATCATTGTAATACGCACAGTTCATTCAAAGACAAAGTATCAATGAGTAATTTGTGTCAAGAGATCACACTGCCCACAACACCAATCAGTTCAATAGATGATTCGCAAGGAGAAATAGCACTGTGTATATTGAGTGCAATCAACGTTGGACAATTAAACAACCTTGACGATTTAGAAAACTTATGTGAATTGGCAGTTAGAGCATTGGAAGAAATTATAGAGTATCAAGATTATCCTGTGTTAGCGGCAGAGCTATCCACTAAATCAAGAAGAAGTTTAGGTATAGGATATATTGGATTAGCACATTACCTAGCAAAACAAGGACACAAATATCATGATAAAGGTGCTTGGGATTCTGTGGACAGATTGTCTGAAGCATTTCAATTCTATCTATTAAAAGCATCTAACAAATTAGCACAGGAAAAAGGTGCTTGTGAAGGATTTAAACAGACAAAATACGCAGACGGTTTGTTGCCAATTGACCACTACAAAAAAGAAGTGGACGAGATCGTGCCACACAAACAGAGAATGGCATGGGAGAGTCTGAGGAAAGACATCGCCAAGCATGGACTAAGACACAGCACACTGTCAGCACAGATGCCAAGTGAGAGCAGTTCAGTGGTTTCAAACGAGACCAACGGTATAGAACCACCAAGAGCATTAATGGCAATTAAGAAAAGTAAGAAAGGTCCACTGAAACAGATAGCACCGGGCTACCCTAAACTAAAGAATGCTTACACATTGCTTTGGGACATGCCAAGCAACGAGGGTTACATCAATGTTGTAGCCATGATGCAGAAATATTTTGATCAAGCCATATCAGGCAACTGGAGTTATAATCCCACACACTTTGAGAACAACGAAGTTCCAATCTCAGTGATGGCACAGGACATGCTGACAGCATATAAACTTGGTTGGAAAACAAGTTACTATCAAAACACTTACGACTTCAAAGGTGAGGAAGAAGATGTTCAACCAGCAGGCATAGATGTAGAACCTGCACAACTGAATAACGAAGCAAAAGTTGAAGAACAATTAGCAGAGTTAGAAGATGATGAAACGTGTGATGCGTGTGCAATATAAATACGAGTATGTCAAAAACAGTATTCAATAAACAAAAAGTAGATTATTTGAAACAACCCATGTTCTTTGGTGCGGACTGTGGCATACAGAGGTATGACGATTTCAGATATCCACAATTTGATAAACTTAATCAGACCATGATTGGATATTTTTGGAGACCAGAAGAAGTTTCGTTACAAAAAGACAGAGCAGATTACCAATCATTCAGACCAGAACAGAAACACATATTCACATCAAATTTAAAATATCAAACACTGTTGGATTCAGTGCAAGGTAGAGGACCAAGTCTTATGTTCTTGCCATATGTTTCTAATCCAGAACTGGAAGGATGTATTGTTACTTGGGATTTCTTTGAAACAATACACTCAAGATCATACACACACATCATGAAGAACATTTATTCAGATCCTGCAGAAGTGTTTGACACCATACTGGATGATAAAGAAATATTAAAGAGAGCAGAATCAGTAACAAAAGAGTACGACAAGTTTGGCAAGATGGCATTAGACTATCAAGTGGGCAAAAAAGTGGACACACTTGATTTAAAGCGACAATTATATTATGCAATGAACACTGTGAACTTGTTGGAAGGATTAAGATTTTATATATCATTTGCTTGTACATTCGCATTTGGCGAGCTTAAACTGATGGAAGGATCAGCAAAGATACTTTCATTGATTGCTAGAGACGAAGCAACACATTTAAACTTGTCTACCAATGTTATCAAAGCATGGCAAAAAGGAGATGATCCTGAAATGACCAAAGCAATGAAAGGCACAGAGAAGACTGTGATACAAATGTTCAAAGACTGTGTGGAAGAAGAAAAAGCATGGGCAAAACATTTGTTCAAAGATGGATCAATTATAGGTCTTAATGAAAAATTACTAGGTCAATATGTCGAATGGATTGCTAACAAAAGATTGAGAGCATTAGGGTACGATGCTGTTTACGATGTATCAGCATCTCAAAATCCATTACCTTGGACACAGCATTGGCTGTCGAGCAGAGGCATGCAGGTGGCTCCCCAACAAACTCAAGTTCAATCTTACATAGTTGGTGGCATCAAGCAAGACGTGAAAAAAGGCCAGTTCAGTAAGTTCAAACTTTAATAGGTTTCAACTTCAGTCTGATAAATAGATGTATGGGTTACATCTATAAAATAACAAACACAGTCAACAATAAATCTTATATCGGTTATACAACCAATCCACGAGCACGATGGGAAGGACACAGACACAACCAAGGTAGTGCTTTAGTATTTCAAGCAATCAAAAAATATGGACTAGATAAGATTGAGTTTAAAGTGATCGCAGAAGACACAGTGGACAACGAACAGCGGTACATAGAGAAACATAACACTATGGCACCGAACGGATACAACCTCACAGAGGGAGGTAGCCTACCACCAAATCACAAGGGCAAGACCTACAAAGAGATATACGGTGCTGACTGGAAACAACAAGTACAAAAAAGAAGATTAAAACAAATAGCAAGAGGAGGGCACGGACCCATGGCTCATACCGAAGAAACAAAAAAGAAAATTAGCAAAGCGACCAAGGGAAAAAACAACCCCATGTATGGAAAAACACAATCATCCCATACAAGGAAATTAATTAGTGAAAGCAAGAAAGGTAAAGGAGTTGGTGACAGAAATCCAAATGCAAAACAATGGGTTTTGATTTCCCCCGAAGGTAAAAAATATCATATTGAAGGGACATTGAAAGAAAAATGCTTGGATTTGGGATTAAGTTATGCTACAATACACGCAAGTCATTTATATAACCGACCAATGAGATCAGGATGGCAAGTATACACCAAATAACAGACGCAATTTTACCTTCTATTGACAGCACACAATTGGAAAGCATTCAGGATAAATTAGGATGTACGAATTCAATAGAAATAGATATAACCCCCAAGCCACACGCTGTAGAAAACGAATGCCATACCAATGTGCTTCGTCAAGTCAGATGGTATGGAGGAGAAAAAATTGAAGGTTATTACGTGGCAATCAGCCAAAAAGAAAACAAATGGGTAGCAATCAAACACAGCATCTGGAGAAGAGATGACGATTTGATCGATGTGACCCCAACTTCAGACGACAGGACAAAAAACGTTTTCATATGGGGTAATAAAGAGTTGTCATCTGCTGTTTACTTTGATGGGAATAAAATAGTACACCAGCAAATTTAAGTTATAATACCAGCGGTTTTTACAATCCATAAATACTGGCATGCCAGCGATATCAAGACATAAGGATCTAGCCGCCACGGGACACACATGCACCTTCGTCGCACCGGTGATATCAGACAAACGCAAAGGAGTCCACGTGGGCAGTAAGAACGGCAATGCCAAACAGTTCCTGTTGATCTCACCAAAAGGTGTCAAGCACACTGCTGATGGTAACCTCAAACAACTGTGTGCATCATTGAATCTAAGCCATGCTACAATACGTGCAAGTTATGAACTCAACAGACCCATGCGTTCAGGTTGGCAAGTTAAACGGTTAAATGCCAAATAAATATTAGCATGACAGAAAACACAGTAGACTTCAACACAATGAATGGTATGGAAGTTCTAACATATTTGTTAACTTCTCCAGAAGAAAGATTCATCTGGGTGTTGATAGGTATGGGAGTAATAATTTGGTTGTTGAGTCTGTACATGGACAAAGACAGTCAACCCGTCGACTGTAAACCACCAGAACATCATCTATAAACATTGACTTTATCCTCAAAAGAAGTTACAATTAGGTATGCCCAAATATAATTTACTCTGTTCTAGAGATCATAAATTCGAAGGATGGTTTGCATCAGAGAAATCGTATCTGGATCAAAAAACTAAAAAACTGATTGCTTGTCCAATATGTGATAACACAGGTGTACGAAGAGCAGTAATGGCTCCAAATGTAAATTTGAAATCAAAAAAGATCAAAAGTAAAAAAAGTAACACAGCATTTTACAACAGTCGATCAACTCTGCAACATCTTAAGACATGGGTAGAAAAGAACTGTGTGGATGTTGGAGATGATTTTGCCAAAGAGGCTCGGAAAGCAATGGCAGGAGAACGTGATGACCATATATACGGTACAGCATCAGATAAAGAAATAACAGACCTTCACAAAGAAGGTATAGGAGCAATAAGGATACCAAATGTCAAAGATAACTAAAGCGATTGTATGGAGCAACGTAGGTTGTTCATACTGTGAACAAGCAAAAAACCTATTAAAATCAAAAAATATAGAGTTTGAGGAAAGAAACATAGCACACGGAACGTGGACAGTGCAACAGTTACAAGAAGCAGTTCCAGGAGCAAGAACAGTGCCTCAAATATTTGTTGATGAAAAACACGTTGGTGGATTTCAAGAATTAAAAACACTGATTGATCAACAAGGAGGTGATGATGCCTAGTCTACAACAAGGAGATATTATCACAATCAAACTGATGAGTGGTGAAGAAGTGTTAGCCAAATTGATTGAAATTACACAAGATTCAATTAAAATATCAAAACCAAGAGCAGTGGTTAATATTCCCAACAAAGGAATAGGTCTTGGACCATTTGTGTTCACTGTGCCTCAAAATGCTGATGTAGAGATATACAAAAATAATATTGTGTGTTTCACAGAAACAGAAGATGGTATGGCACGTCAGTACAGAGAAGGTACATCAGGATTAACATTACCTAAATAATGAATAAAATTATAGCAATAGATTGTGATGGAGTGCTACTCAATTGGGAGCAATCATTCGACGAATGGATGGAATTTCAAGGCTTTCCTAAACATGCCAGTGATCATTATGAAGTGAATATGAACTATCACATGAACAAAGGTCAATGTGAAGTGCTGGTAAAGATATTCAATGAAAGTGCATGGATGAAGTCATTAA